TTTGGTGCAGGTGACTTCATTCTATTTGTGGATGGCTCTAACTACCCAGCGCTATTTAACGATACAGCTAATAGTTTATCATTTATCTCTTCTCTATCCGACTTACAGGGTGCAGAACAGGTAGCAATATTTAAGACTACAGTATTCTTCTCTAAGGGTTCTAACTTATACTTCTCAGCACCATCAGACTCAGGTGACTTTAGTGCCGCTAATGGTGGTGGTGTCATAAACGTAAGCCACGATATTACAGGCTTGATTGCTTTCCGTGATCAGCTTATCATATTTAGTAGAAACAACATACAACGTCTTTCTGGTACAACTCTAGCTGACTTCCAGTTAAACCCTATCACAGAAGGCATTGGTTGTTTAGACCCTGATACGATACAAGAGGTTGGTGGTGACATTATGTATATGTCTCCTGATGGTATTAGACTCTTAGGTGCTACAGATAGAATTGGTGACTTCTCACTTGAAGTTGCTTCTGACCCAATAGCTGATGACGTTTATAAGTTTGCTCAAAGTACGTCTAACTTCTGTTCTATTGTTATACGTGAGAAAGCACAGTATCGTATCTTTGGCTATACACAGTCCGAACAAAAGAAAGTTGCTCGTGGATTACTCGTAACTAAGTTCTCTAACCAAGGTGCAGCTAACTTAGCATGGGGTGAGACATCAGGTATAAAAGCATTTGTAGCAGACTCTAAATATACAGAGTATTCAGAGACTATTATATTTGGTAACGAAGATGGTTACGTATATAAGATGGAGACAGGCTATACTTTTGATGGAGATAACATTGAAGCTATATATGAATCACCTTATATGCCTATATCAGATCCACAGATACGTAAAACTTTTTATAAGCTAACTACATATATTGACCCTAAAGGTGCATTCAACATAGACTTATCACTAAAGTATGACTTTACTCGCTCTAACAACCAGAACTTAATACAACCTGCAGCAACCACCATTACAAGTACAGGTGTCTTTGCGGCTATATATGGAGCAGTTACTTCCTTGTACGGCACAGCTATATTTGGTGGTGAGCTAGATAAAGTTTATCAGAACCAGATTATAGGATCAGGTAAGACTATATCAATACGTATAGAAGACAATACAACTAACCCAGCATTTACTCTAGATACAGCACTTCTTGAGTTTACACAGAATGATAGACAATAAAGGATAACTCTTATGGCAGGTTATACACGCCAAGATACGGCTAACAACATCGCTAACGGTAGCGTTATTGACGCAGACGATTTAGACGGAGAGTTTAACGCTGTTGAAAGCGCATTTAACGCATCCTCTGGTCACTCTCATGATGGATCATCAGGACAAGGCGCACCTGTAACTAAAGTAGGTCCAGGTCAGGACATTATTGTAGGTACATCTACGCTATTACCTAAAGCTAATAACATTATTGATCTAGGCTCTAGTGCAGCTCAATTCAAGGATGGTTACTTTGATGGTACTCTGTATACAGATACAGCTAACATAGGTGTGAATGGTTACACTACTATCATAGACAATTCTTATACTGTATCTAATGGGGATTTAACCCTAGATGTAGTAGGTGATATTACACTAGATGCTGACGGTGGAGATGTATTACTTAAGGATGGTGGTGTTAGCTTCGGTAAACTAACCAATAACTCTAACCAGTTGTCTATCTTTTCAGGTAATGTAGAAGCTTTACGCTTAAATGGTTCAGCTACTTCAGCGCTGGGTACACTAGCAGTGACAGGTAATACTACAGTAGGTGGTACTCTTGCTATAACAGGCAACACAACCATAGCTACAGCTAACCTCACACTTAACTCTGGTAACATTGTTGTAGGTGGCACTGTGTCGGCTACAGGAGGCTTTACAGGCGCTCTAACAGGTAACGTAACAGGTACAGTGTCAAGCGTAGCTAACCACGACACAGACGATATTACAGAGGGTTCTAGCAACCTGTATCATACAACTGCTAGAGCTAGAGGTGCTATCTCAGCTACAGGAAGTTTAAGCTACAACAGTACTTCTGGTGTCATGAGCTTTACACAGGGTAATACAGATACTATAGCTGAAGGCTCATCTAATCTGTATCACACTACAGCCAGAGCTAGAAACGCTATATCTGCTACAGGTAACATCAGCTACAATAGCTCTACAGGTGTTATCTCCTTAGCTACAAACCAAGACGTAACATTTGATGATGTTATTGTAGGAGGTAACTTAACAGTAAATGGTACGACTACTACAGTAAACTCTAACACGGTAAACATTGGTGACAATATTATCACACTTAACTCTGATGAGACAGGTACACCAAGTCAGGATGCAGGTATTACTATTGAGCGTGGTACACAAGCTAATAAATCTCTAGTCTGGACAGAATCAACAGACAAGTGGGGCGTAGGAAGTGAAACATTTGTAGCAGGTACATTTGAGGGTAACTTAACTGGTAACGTTACGGGTGCAGTTACAGGTAATGCCTCTACAGCTACAGCGTTAGCTACTTCTCGTACTATAGCTCTATCAGGAGATGTGACAGGTTCGGTTTCTTTTAATGGTACAAGTAATGCTACTATAGCAGCAGTAATAGCAGATGATAGTCACAACCACACTATTGCTAACGTAGATGGATTACAGACAGAGATAGACACTAAGGCTGAACTAGCAGGTTCTGGATCTCAGTCATTCTCTGCTTCTACTCTTAATGCTACAACTGTAGATTTAGGCAACTGGACAATAACAGAGAGTGGTGGCACTTTATTGTTTGCCTCTAATGGTACAAACAAAATGAAGATAGATGGTTCTGGTAACTTAACTGTAGTTGGTAACGTAACAGCATATGGATCTGTATAATGGCTCTACCTGCATCAGGAGCAATTAGTTTTGCTAACCTAAGAAGTGAATACGATAAAACAGGAAGTATAAGCCTGTCTGACTTCTATAGGGGAGGCTCTAATGTACGTAGTAACTTCGGATACAACAACAATACAGATATCCCTACAAGTGGAGCTATTGATTTAGGTGACTTCTACAATAATTATTATGAGGGTACTACGCTTCAAAAGTTAACAGACTTTAGGTCAGTAAAAAATTCAGGTGCTATATGGGTAAGCCTTGAGGCTAGTCCTGGTGGACAACTTATGACATCAGATGATAGTGGTGCTAACAACCCTAATAGTAGGTATCAAAGCAGTGACACTTGCCCTAACAATACTACAAGAACCTCACAACATACGTCTAGTCAGTGGACAACAATAATAGGTATTGCGGCTATGCCAGGCGGTTCTTCTTTAACAGATCCTATAACAATGACTCACACACATACAAATGTATTTAATGCTTCAGCTCATAATAATAATTGTGCTGCTGATCAAATAAATCTACCGCATAATCTAGTAGGTAATGTTGCATATACATTTAACAGACAAGGTTCTAATAAATGGGCAGGTGCTATGTGTATTGTAATGCCAGGAAAGTGGTCTTATGATAGAGCTGGAAGTAAGAGTTCTACTCAAACACTTGCTTCTGGTGAGATACTGCTGTACGCTAGAGAAAGAGGTGGCGATGGGTATAGCCAAACTAGATATACCTCTTCTGCATCAGATACAACTTGTACACATAGATATGGCTGGTGGTATAACACTGGATCTGTAGGTATTACAACCAATGGTAATTCATCTTCACAGAACTTCTCTTTAACAGGTGAAGTTCCTCATGGGGCTTGGGTCTTTACGGAGTCAGCATAATGTCCAATATAACGTTGACCCCAGAAGAGCTAGAGATTATACTAGACAGATCAGCTAAGCGTGGAGCTAAGTTAGTTCTACGTGAGTTAGGCTTACATGATGAGTCAGCCGCAGAAGATATACGTGAGGTACGCAACCTATTAACAACGTGGAGACAAACACGTTTAAGTATATGGAACACATTCGTTAAAATAACAACCATTGCTATATTCAGCTTTGTTGCTGCTGCAGTTTGGATGAAGTTGGGTAATTAATAAGGACTATTAAAAATGGCTAAAGTATTTGGTGGATTTACACCTGAACAAATGGGTAAGATAGTACCAGAGATGGCAGGTATGCAAGCAGATGAGCAAGCTAAGTTTTTAGCCGCTACACCTTCTGCCGCTAGTCGTGTAGGTATGATGGCAGAACAAGCATCTAAGCGCATTGGTATGGCTCAGGGTGGTTATGTGCAGGGAGGTCTAGTCAATCAAGCTGTTAGTGGCTTAGCAAATATAATGCCTAGTCTTGCACAAGGAAATACAACAGCCTTTGAAAACTTTTTAGGTACACCTTCTGTACCTACACCTGTACAGCCAGATCTTAGCAATACTAAATTTAAGTCAGGTACACCTGTAGAACCCAGACCTAACATAGATGAAGGCTTCTACAACTCACCAGAGTATACAGACTTTAAAAAGAATAATACTATTGGTACTCAAGATATGTATGATAGCCCCTACTTTGGTTCTATGGGTTCTGGTAGTATGGGTAGAGCGCAAGACAGTGCATACGAAGCTTACCTAGCTAATAGAGCTAATCAAGGTGGAACAGCAATACCAGAGGGTATGTTAAATACACGAATGCCACAAGATTATAACTACACATACGAAGAAGCTCAAAAAATACAAAACAGGCGGAGCAGAAATGTATTACCTCCAGCTCAACAGAAAGCTGTTAATGAGGCTATAGCTAGAGGCCCTAGTGCAGGTAGTTCACGTCCTGAGATGTCACAACAACCAAGTGCTATGCAAACTCAGTTAGACACAGCACAACAAAACATAGCTACAGCTAATGCGGCATTTCAGAAGGCTTTAGATGCATCTACTGCAGACCCTACTAACAAAGCTAAAGCTGATGCAGTAAATAAAGCACAAATTGCTGTGAACAATGCTAATACCGCTTATGGTACAATGCAGAAGAGCTTTAAAGTAACAGAGCTACCCTCTGCAGATGAATTCTCTTCACAGTTATATAAAGATCCTGCAAGTGTTGTTAGTGAAGCTGACGTAGCTAAAGTTTCTGCAGCAGATAAAGCTGAAGGTATGATGGCATCTGACACGGGTGCTATTAAGGGTGATGCCCCACAAGCTACTGTAACTACTGCAACTACAGCACCACCTGTAGCCGCACCAGAAAAGACAGAAGCAGGGACATATGAACCTTTACCTGCTACTGCATCTGTTGAAGAGGTACTTACACGTTTAGAAGCGGCTACAGGTAAGCCCAGCGCTGGTGCAGTAGCTGATGCTCAGACTATGAACCCTGAAGAGTTAGCTAGACTAGGATTAGATGCAGCTCAAATAGAACAAGCTACTACAGTTGTAGCACCTGAAGCAAGAACACTACAAGAAGGTGAACTTATATCAGGTTCTGCTGTTGATATGGATCGTGTTAGAGTCGAAACAAACTTTGAAGCGGCTACAGGCGCACCATCAACAGATGCTACAGTGCAGGGTCAACTTACAGGCTTGATGGCAGACTTTGAAGGTAAGTCTCCACCAGCATGGGCGGCAGGAGCTATGCGTAATGCGGCGGCTATGATGGCTTCTCGTGGATTATCTGCATCATCAATGGCAGGACAAGCGGCGATACAAGCGGCTATGGAATCTGCTATACCTATTGCACAAGTAGATGCGTCTACCTTTGCTAAGTTTGAAGCTCAGAACTTATCTAATAAGCAACAAGCGGCTATGTTTGCAGCAGAAAAGCGTTCAGAGTTTCTTGGGTTAGAGTTTAACCAAGAGTTCCAATCTCGTGTAGCTAATGCTTCTAGAGTAGCAGATATTGCTAACATTAACTTTAGTGCAGAACAACAGATAGCACTAGAGAATGCACGTATGGCACAAACAGTTGATCTAACTAACCTTAGCTCACAGAATGCTAAGATACTTGCAGATGCGGCGGCTATGTCTCAGATGGATATGGCTAACTTAAGTAATCGTCAACAAGCACAGATTACAAATGCACAGTCTTTCTTACAGATGGACATGGCTAGTTTAAGTAACACACAACAAACAGCCATGTATAAAGCACAACAGACTGCTAATTCTCTATTATCAGATGCGGCAGCAGAGAATGCTTCTAAACAGTTTAACGCTACAAGTGAAAATCAAGCTAATCAGTTCTTTGCTAATCTAGCGGCTAATATAGCTTTACAGAATAGTGAACAAGCTAACGCTATGGCACAGTTTAATGCAGGAGAGACAAACTCTCTAGAGCAATACAACGCCACACAGCGTACAGCTAGAGAACAGTTTAACGCTACTAATGCTCTTGTAGTTGCTCAAGCTAATGCTACATGGTCACAGTCTATCACAACTACAGAGATAGCGGCACAGAATCAGTCTAACCGTGAAGCGGCTATGTCTGCTAATGAATTTACTATGGCTTCTTACAATGCTATCTTACAGGAAGAGAGAGACTTAGTAAGTTATGCTTTCAAGACTGCAGAGAACCAAGCAGAAAGAGAGCTACGTGTACAGCTTGCTGCATTAGAAGCTGAACTAAGTAGAGCAAGAACACAAGCTGAGTTAGACTCTTCAAGAGGTTCAGGCTTTGGTAAGATTATAGCATCCATAGCTCCGACGATTATAGAGTATGGACTAACGGGTAAAATAGGATAATACAATGGTAGGTTTAAACTTATTAACAGCAATAGATCAAATCAAAGAAGAGATGAATAGTCGCTCTTCTACGGATAGTGATACTACAGCTAAGCAAGGACTGATGGGTAGTGCATTAGGTAATAATGATAAACCTAGTCCTTTTAGTGTCATACTTGATAGCTTATCTAGGCTTAAAGAGAAGCGTGAAATAACACAAAAAGAGTTAAGCAGATATAACCCTCAACTCCCTATGAGCTTTGCTGGTGCAGCTGTACCTGAAATAACAGATGAAGACTTACGTAGGTTTCAGAGTGATGCTAGGATAAAACCTATGAACTTCTCTGGGTCTGTTATGAAAGAGAGAGATATTCTAGAATCCGACATAATGAAAGATGTACGTGCTGATGCAGCAGAAAAGCTTGTAGAGGAAGAAGCACCTGCTATTGATATAGCTAAAGCTATTGCGCAAGATCAAGCAGGGCTTATGGTTAAGCCTGTACAAAAAGACCTTATTTCGCAAGCTGATAAAAAAGGTGAAAAAGCCTCATTATCAAACCAAAAGCTAACAGTGCAATACCTAGAAGATAACTTTGTAGATACTTACTTAACAGAGCATGAAGGCACAACAGCACACGCTTCTCTTGAAGGTGGTAGACGTACAGGCGCTTATGGGGTTAAAAATATACCTAAAGGTATGAGTAGAAGTGATTACTCTTCCGATGCTGAATTTGCTGCTGCTGTATCCTTATATCACTACCAGAAAGTACAAAGAAAATATAATACTTTAGATAAAGCAAAGCTATGGAAGTCTTTTCCTCCCAGCGCTCAGATGGCTATATTAGATCTGCAGTTTAATGTAGGTACTGTAGGTCAAACCCCTACTAAAACAGATCTTAAAGATTCATTAGAAAATACATTAGAGTTTGTTGGTATGACTGCAAAAGACGGTACTAAAGGTTCTTTAATGAGCTTAGCTAAAAGAAGAGCTTTAAATTGGAACAAAGTAACGAAAGACTCTTCGAGTCTAACCCCTATTAAAACCATAAAGCAAATTCCTACAAGTAGCGGTGGTACAAGGTTTGAGTTTATAGATAAAGATGATAATATTGTTTATGATTTCTCTAATGGCAGAACTCCTATTAAACTAGACAGAAGTGGTAATACTACTATTCTTACTACTACAAGAGAGGAAACTTTGTAAATGTTTGGATTACCACTAGAATTAATAACAATGCTTTTCTCCACTGTCTTAGGTGGAGTTATGTCCATCTGGGGTCAAAGCAATAAAGCTAAAGCAGAACAACAGAAAGCCCTTGTAGGCGCAGTCAGTGATGCAAGAGAGCATGGCAGTAAAGATAAACACTTTGCTTGGACACGTAGGATTATAGCTTTATCTGCAGTAGGCTCTATTATCGTATTGCCAAAGTTAGTAGCAGTGTGGTATCCTGACGTAAGCGTAATCGTTGGTTATACAGAAGTACAGGGTGGCTTTATTAACTGGCTCTTAGGCGCACCAGATGCAATACATTGGAAAGCAGCTCGTGGCTTCGTTATAACCCCACTAGACACACACATAGTTTCAGCAATAGTCGGCCTATACTTTGGCGCTGGCTTCACTAAATAGGATAAACACAATGGCAACACCTACAGTATTTGATGGACCTATACCAGGTCAGTCGCTAACAGATGAACCTAAGAATGCACCGTGGGAAAACCCTCCTGTACACGCTGATCCTTTAGATGCGTTTGAACACTACATGAAGAAACTTGTTGATCCACAAGTACAAGATAACTTTATTGATATGGTAGACTTAGGCTTACCTATAAGTGTTGTAGCAGATGCTATGCTTTCTAGTGGAGTTATGGACGGTATACACTCTGTAGATGTTAAGCTTTTACTTAAGCCTTACCTAACGATGCAGCTAAAAGAAATAGCTGATATAACAGGCATAGAGTATAAGATGACTATGGATGAGTATAGAGATAAGGATGCTGAAGCAGAAGAGAAACGTAAGCGTAAGTTATCACTTAAGTTAAAACAAAGATTAGAATTAGGTTTAACAGAAACACCTGAAGATCCAGGAATGGATTTAGAACAAACTGTTGTAGATTTTGTAGAGAATGATGGTATGGAAGAAATGCCTCAAGAAGTTGCTGAAGAAGCCCCAAAAGGCTTAATGGCTAAGGAGATATAATAATGTTTAAGGGTGCAGCTTTATCTGGTTTTGTAAGTGGCTTTGGTGATGAGTTTGCTAAAGGTATATCTGAGCGTCAAGAGCGTTTTGATAAGTATGAAGATCAACAGATAGCTACAGCTAAAGCTAAAGAACCTTACTTAGCTAAGGACAGGGCTTCTGCTGATTCAGCTATACTAATGATGAATAACCTTAAGAGAGACTTTGGTTTAAGTAATGAAGACTTTATTGGTTTAGCTCAGTCTAATACAGACATTGAGAGTGTTTACAAGAGTATATACACAGCGCAAAAGCAGTATGATAATATGCCTAATGGCGGTAAATTATCTAGAGCAGATATTATGGGTACTCTTAAGATACCTGAAAACTTTGAGATACCGCAAGGTGTTACTGCAGAAGATATGATCTATAAGATCTTCACTAACAATGCGTATAACTTATCACAAGATCCTAACAACAAGTCAGAAGAACATAAAGCTAATTCTTTTGGTAAGGCTATATCTAGTGCGCTAATGTTAAATCCTAAAACATCTGCAAGAGAAGCAGTTAATAATATGGAGATCATGGGTATCAGAGGCGAAAACTTACTGAACTATACTCCAGGCCAACGTGGTACAGCTATTGAAGGGTTACAGGCTTCGCCCTTTACTTTACCAGATATTGAGTATGATAAGGATCAGTTAGTACGTACTTCAAATCGTTACGAAAAAGACATATTACAATCTTTTGGTGCTTTAGATGCTAATGGTAATATTAGACTAGATGAAAAAGGATTAAATAAGGTTCTTACTGTTGATGGCGACAAAATGAATGGATTACAAAAAGCTAGAAGAGCAGGTAGTTCTTTTGCTAAGCTTGAAACTATGATACTCTCTCAAGGTTTAGATCTTGGCTTTGGTATTGGTAACAAAAGAAATGCAGTCTTACAAGATATTGCAATAGAAATAAACACAAAAGAAGAAGTAGATAACTTCATTAAGAATGTAAATAATGGAAGTGCATCTAGGCTTATTATAGAAGCTTTTAAAGCTAATGGTAATATTGATGATACTACTATTGATGCTATATTAGGTACTGTTAGTGATTCATCTTCTGATACTGCAAAAGTTGATCCTTTGTCTAATGTATCACCTAATCCTGCCTTATTAAATGGTAATACTTCTGCAAGTATTTCAACAGATACTTCTACCATGTCTGTAGCTGAAAGGTTAGCAGCAAATGCAGTGTCAGGTGGTAAGAATATACCTGCTTCTGATTTGTCTAATTTAGATATTAAAGACGCTACGTATAACGAAGAAGAAAATGCTTGGTATGATAATCTTACTAAGAAAAAGATATTAGACCCTAAAGGTAGCTTAAAAAATGCGCCTGGTTTTAGAAAGCTTGAGGATTCAAGTTTTATGGATGGGGTTATGTCTTTTATTGGGGGTGATATGGCGAAGGACTATTTTGCTAACAAACCCAAAGAAAAGGATAACGTTGCAAAAGTAGAGGAAAAGGCTGAAGATAAAGGTATTATGACTTCCCCTAAACTTAGACCTAGTGATTTAAAGATAGAGAAGATAATAGAAGAAAAGCTAGAACCTGAAGAAGCTTCAAACCTAAAGGAACAGTTTAATGCTAACCCTAAAGATAGTATATGGGAATCTATAGTTAGAGTAATGTCTTCTAAAGAATACGCAAGAATACAAAGTGATAAACGTATGGATGAAGCTATCCAAAAAATAAAAGAGAGCAGACCTGAGTTAAGAACAAAAAGACCTGATGCAATAGGATTTACTCTTTCTGATCTTCGCTCTATATTAGACTCTGAATTACCTGATGCACAAAAAGCTATGGCAATAAAGATAATGGCATCTATAAAACCCAATACCGCAGGTCTTAAGATAGGGACTAAATAAATATGTCTAATTTAAACATGTACTACACTCCTGAAAATATGCAGGACAAAAAGCTTTCTGATCTAAGTAAAAATAAAGAGTTCTTAACAGATGCTTATACCTTTCTTATGTCTGAGCGTAAAGGATGGACAGAAGAAGAACTTTCTACGTGGAGTAATGAGGATGTTGTAGATGAAGTACTAGAACATTTTCGTGTACAATCTACTAATGAAGTTACTATGGCTAAAGACTACTACTACATAGATGATGAAATGGTAGCAGAAAATGAGAAGCAATCTTACGGTAGACTTCTCTTTGCCTTTGATAATGCTAAAGGTGAAGGTATGTTTGACCGTGGTGGTGCTAAAGTATTTGACTATGCTGAAGGCGTTCTTACAGCCCCATCAACAGCTTTATCTGTAGGCGCTGGTATTCTTACTGCAGGGACAGGTACTGCAGCCGTACAGACATCCAAATTAGCCGCCCAGCAAGCTATACGTAAGGTAGCTAATAAGACTTTGGGTAGAGCAGCTCTAGCGGCAGGTATTGATGGGTCACTCGGAGCAGGAGCGTCTCTAGGTGTAGAGAGTATTAAATCTAAAGCAGGTAAACCTATTGGTGAAGACTACGATATCAACTATGGTAGCGTAGCATTATCAGGAGTAGCCAGTGGACTTATAGGTGGTACGGGTTATGCTTTATCTTCTAAGTTACAACAACGTGGTGGTGACAGACTTGTAGATCAACTTGATATGGGTAGACAACAAAAAGCTTTACGTATTAAGGATGCAGAACTATTAGCCGCTAATACTCTTAAGAGTGTTAAAAAAGGTTCACCAGAAAACAAACGTTTAGCCAAGTTTACTACAGACAAATTACTTCACTCCATAGATCCTACCTTAGTTAAAGAGGGTGGGCGTTTAAAGGTAGACTTACTTAGTGATAAACTGCCTGAAGGTTTAGTTGCTAGTTTTGACAAGAAAACAATGCATCGCTTAGGCGCAGCGGCATATGAACTAGCCAGTAAGTTAGGCGTTAAAGCTGAGAAAGGTGAACGTGTAACTGAGTACCTAGCTCGATCTATTGCTGAAGGTAAGGGTGATGGCTTATTCAAAGAGATAGCAGAGAAGTATGCTCTTACACCTAAACAGTTATCAGCAGTATATGCAGCTGAAGTATCTGATGCAGCTAAAACTCTTGTAATGCAGAAAAACTTAAAGAACAACGCTGGGTTTAGTGTTAATAGTTTAGATGCTAAAAAGTTTAAAGAGAAGATGGAATCTCTGTATGAAACAGGTATGACAGGTATCCTGACAGAGCAACAGATAAAAGAAATGGATCTAGCTACGATAAACTTAGATAAGCTAGGCAGTAAGGCTTGGCGTAGGTTTAAAGACATTGAATCTGCTAGACGTGCATTTATGACATCACAACCTGCAACAACTATGCGTAACAACATCTTTGGTGTAGCTATGACAGGCATAGATGTACTAGATCAGTTAAACCTATCTGTAGTTAAAGCTCTAAGGGGTAAAGATGCTTCCATACAAACCTTTAAAGGAGCTTTAGATAATCTTAATTATTTAACTAAAGATAACTATATAGCTGAAACTGCTATGACTATGCTTACAGAGATATCTCCTGAAAAGATGGGTAAGGTATTCTATGATGCAGCAACAGCAGAACAGGCTTATGTCGGTAATACTTTATTATCTAAAGCAGGTAAGTATGCAAACACACTCAACACTATATCTGATCACATATTTAAGAAGGCTGTTGTAGCAGGAACTATTGATCGTGAGTTAAAGAAGTTAGGTAATAAAGAGCTAGGTACATCTCTGTATGATATGCTAGGTAAGGGTAACTTAGATATATTGCCTGATGATATTCTTAACAAAGCTTTAGATGAAAGTTTAGCATTTACGTTCCAACGTAGATTACCAAACATGTATGATAAGAAAGCTTCTCAAGCAGCAAAGAATGCTAGTTGGTTAGTGGATGGTATTACTAAGTCTGGTGCTACTATCTTATTCCCTTTCCCTAGATATATAGCTTCTCAAGCTAAGTTTATAAGTGATTACTCTGGATTAACGCTTTTGCGAAGAGGTGTATTTGGTTCTCCTACAGGTCAAATAGAAGATGAAGCTTTTGCTAAGCTTGCTACAGGCGCTGTTATGTTTGGTGGTTTATATGCAGCACAAAAAGATAATATAGCTAAAATGCGTGAGTGGTACATGGCTGAAGATAGTCAGGGTAATGTATATAATGCTCAAGCGGCACTAGGCCCTGCGGCTTTACATGCTTGGGCAGCTAATTTAGCGGCTAGGGCTATGGACGATGATGCACCTATGAAAGACACAAGTGTATTACTTAAAGAAGCACAGGCACTTGTTATAGGTACAGAGTTTAGACCTTCAACAGGCATAGGAACAAAAATAATAGAGTTTGTAGAGACAGATAATCCTGATCCCTTGTTAAATCTTATAGGAGATTACTTTGCATCTTACACATACCCTTTATCTGTAGTTAAAGATGCATACAGTCAGTTTGATACACAGTCTTCATACAGACCTGAAACACGAGATGGAACAGTTTCTCTCATAGATACATCTTTCTCACCTACAGGTAGTATAGCATTGTCTACCATGCAAAGATTTACAAGGTTCTTACCTGACGTTGATGATGGTTCACCTATTATGCAAAGCTTAGGTAAACTATTTAGTACATCAACTAAGTTAACATTTCAAACAATGTACAACAAAGGTCCTGACAATACAGAAAATGGTTATGATCCTATACGCTTTGATGTGTTTGGTAAAGGTCCGCTACGTATTAGAAACCCAATACTAAAACAGTTGACAGGCTTTGAAGGTACTGCACCTAACAATAAGTTAAAGAAAGAAATAACTAGATTACAGTTAGATCCTTTTAAGTTATATAATCCTTACACCGAAAGAAACACGCCTGTAACGTTACTTACAGAGCAACTTCTACAGGGTAACTTAGCAGCAGAGATGGAATTATATATAGACACAGATACGAATTACACAAATGCAACTACAGAAGAGCAAAGAGTATTTCTTAATGATAAAATTAAAGAAACTGTTACTAACACTAGGGAGTATGCAAGAGAACAACTAGAAGCTATGTCTAAAGATAAAGACTTTTCTGATGATTATTTTGCTTATGTAAGAGGTAAATATAGAGCTATGCCTAAGTCTGAGAAGACTAAAGCAGACATAGGATTTAGTTACTTAAAAGATAGCTATGGATATACTGATATAGGAGACGACTTTGAATCTATTAGACGTTATATTAGGGATGAATACAGTAATAACCCCGATCAAAGAGACACTATGGAAGCTCTTCTAATAGAGCAATACATCTCTGCAGGTAAGGCATCAGCTACTATATTTAAGGAGCTAAAAAAGTAATTACTTTATACCGTGTTTCTTAGCACACTCCTTAGCCCACAGTGAAGCCTCTGTGAGACAATCTTTAGCTTTAACTAGCTCAGGACTGTCCCAGAGGCTTTTGCTTATGTGGACTTTTAGCTTATGTATCTCGTAAAGTAATATCTCTTCAAAGTGTTCTTGCTTAGAGTTAACATAATCTTTAGCTTCTTTTTCTAACTTCATAAGCCTTCTTTCATAAACACTTTAACCCACTCTGCACAGATACCGCTACGCACAATGTCTTCAATACCAAACTCAACAACAGGAACATTCAACATATGTTTCTTAGCTAAGTGTATGATCTTATAAAGACCAGACATTCTTGTTAGATCTGATTGTTGGATATCGCCGTTAAGCACAATAGTACTACCTTCACCTACCCTAGTCAACAGCATCTTAATCTCTGGTATCTCAATATTCTGTGCTTCATCTACAATGATAAACGCATTATCAAAGCTACGTCCACGCATCAACGCTAGTGTAGCAACCTCAATATTACCACTCTTTAGAGCCGTATCTACAGCACCCTTACCTAAATGCTTTATAAGCACGTCTAGGACGGGCAACGCCCACGGCTGAGCCTTCTCTTCGAGTGTTCCTGGAAGAAACCCTATGTCTTTACCTACAGCTACGTGAGGGCGTGTTATAACGATCTTATCTATGTCTTTAGTGATGTACAAATCTGCAGCACAAGTAGCTGTTACATAAGTTTTACCAGTACCAGCAGGGCCTAGTATCAGGACTTGTTGGTTTCTTTTTATAGCGTCTATTAAATCTTTCTGTTTATCTGTCCTTGGAAGTATACCTGATGTAGTCTTTACTGCTGCACCCTTGTATGTTGTTTTTCGTCTAGAGCGTGTGGGCTTCTGTAGTGGCTCAAGATTGTTGTTCATTATGTTTCCTTAAGTATTCTAATGCTTTTTCTACACCTTTAATGTCATCGCCTAAATTGCCTATACCGTGATTACAAGACTGACATATCCATCCTCTAAATCTTAAAGTATCATGGCAGTGATCTACCACTAAAGATTTATTAGAAGTATTACCACAGCATTCACAGAAATTTGTCTTTAAATGTTCATAGCGCTTTCTTAGCTCTACTCTATATTTAGAGTCTTTTTTAAAACAGGCTTTACAGCGTGTATCTAGATTATTTTTATTTGTACTAGCCTTATGAAAAAAACTAATGTGCTTTTCTTTACTACATATTTTACATACTTGGGTATCTCCACCTATCTCTTCTAAGGATTCTATATCTTGAAATAGTTCTCCTTGCACTACAAAGCGCCCTCAGCAAAAGTACCAAGAAATTTCTTTAGCTCTGCATAACCACCAATGTAGCTACCATCAGAAGCAAAAATCTGTGGTACTGTTGTATGATTTGCCTGTCTTATGAGTGTTAGTACCCACTGAGAGCTACCTGATTCTACGTTATATTCTGTGTAGGCTATGTTAGACTCTCTTAGCATCATCTTAGCCATGTCACAGAAGCTACAGTTATCTCTTGTTATGATAGTATACATGTTTATCCCTTAGTATAAGATTTCAAATCCAATTACAGTTCCAGTTCTTACCTCACCGTATATCTTTTCAAATGCAGGTGCAATAAATAGTGACCCTGTTTCACTTAAAGTTAAGCCTAATCTTGCGTATGGTAATGCCCCTGCTTGGCCTTCATAGCCTGACACAACACCATATTCAAAGAAGCCTAACTCATTAGAGAGTTTAGCTCCTATATAAGGGCTTATATTTCTTTCACTATTGTAGTATGCACCAGCAATGAATTGACCTTCCTCAAACCTTATGTGTGGATGATACGAGTTATAATCACCTGTAGTATCCATGTGTATTGTAAGAGCTAGTCCTAATAAAATATTCATTGCTGATGCCTTTGTTTATGTTAAGTCTACAATTTCACAAGCGTCTCCAGAGCAAGCTAGTGTCTGGCTACCTGATGTATTGTCTTCACTCTCGTACTCAGAGAGCAATGACCAATCAATATTGGATGGCATAATACCTAACATCTTATGGTAAGCTGATTCATCACACTCTTGGTATGGTGCTTGTTGATACGTATGCTCATTAAACGGTAGGAATGATACACCAGACATTTCATCGAAGTGTTTGTACACGAATGCACCGACCTCGAACCATTCATCATTCTTTACGTTGATTGTAACGCTGGGCTTATGCTCACACCAGTGACGCTGATAGGCTAACCACATCTCTAGTTGTTCTATGGCAGACATATCAGCAGTAACTGTTGCACCCTCTGGAGCTTTCATAGGAAAGCTAAACACTGTAGTAGCATCTGGCTTCATTACGTCTGGCTCATTAGGTATACCCTGATCAATCATGAACTTTGTCAACGGGTCTTTGTTGTCTCCACGAACAGTCCTAATATAATAGGCTGAGTGACGAGCGTGAATCCCACTGCTAGAGTCAACGAGTTGACTGACAGTACCGCTTGGTTTAACACAGCAGATAGCAGCACTGACAGGGATATCAAGGCGTTCAGCCCAAGTAGCGTTAGTAGTAACGGCGATTTGTTTAAGGTGGTCAAGAGTTTTCTCCAATCCTTTGTTTTTGAGGGTCATCAATGGGTTGTCCATAATGCCTGTTAGAGACACACCAAGTAGTCTTTCTTCTTCGGTATTCTTAGTCCAGATCTTACGTAAGTATGGAAACTTAGTGAAGCTAGACTGAATAGTACCAAGTATAGTTGCAAGCCTTACCTTCTCAGATAAGGTGTCCAGTGTGTCTGTTGCACGAACAACTACCTCTGTTAAATTACAAAATTGTGACGGCCTCAAAATTATTTCGCTGCATGGATTTGTGCCAAAGTCATAGTCAGAAACACGTCTTCCATTCTTAGCCGCTTGTACCTTAGATGCTTGTCTATTGAAGATACCTCGTTCACCTGAGCCAGACTCAACTAACGCCATCCACTCACGCATAAACGATAGACTGTCAGGCTTCTCAGTGTACGACACAGAGTTGTTAGCTAATGCACGTTGTGGATCATTCTCCCACCATGAGCCAGACTTAGCGTGACGCATTCTGTCGTCTGATAGATTTGATAATGAGATCATCGCTGAGCGTCTCACACCGCCTACCACAACTACTTCGCCTATCTTACACATGATGTCATGGCATTCTAGTGAGGATAGCTTACGGTTTTGTGCATCCTTGAATGTCTTAATTACAAAGTTAAACAGATCTACCAACGGAGCAGGTCCAGACGCTCTACCACCAAACGTTTTAAGTGGCGCACCTGCAGGTCTAACCTTAGAAACGTCCCACGTAGGGATCTCACCACTGTATAGTAATGCAATCATTTGACGTAACGCTTTAGCCCAACCTTCTTTGCTATCCTTTACAACAATGTTTGTTTCACTGTTCCAGAGAAACGGCACTTCAGGTAGCTTAGATATGGATTGACGTTCTACAGAGAAGCCTACACCAGTACCACACAGTAGGATAAACATAGCTTCATCAAATGCTTTAACATCATCAACAGCTAAGTAACTACAATTATACATACAGGTATTGTCTCTGTCTGCTGCCTTACCTGCAGTCATTAGAGAGCGCATACTAGGCATTACTTCTAAGCCTAAGATTGCTTGTTCTAATTCATACTTAGTGTTCTGATCAACCAAGTCTCGTATTACATTAGCAGAGTATCTCACAATAGTATCTTCCCACGATTCACGTCCATCACCCTCATAATACTTAGCATAACGTGATTTGTGTATGAATGATTGGTAGTCTGTTGGTAAGTGATTGTTCATCTGTTGTCTCCTGATCCCTGTATCTTGTTTCTCTCCTTACGTGATGTAAGCTTTTCAATATTAATGTTAGCTATCTCGTCTAGGTTATAGCCAATATCGTTAGACAGATTTGCCAGATACCAGAGTACATCTCCTAGTTCCTTCGCTACTTCATGCCTATTAAAATTATTATCTCTTACCTGCTTCTTAACCTTCTCAGCTATCTCTCCTGCTTCGCCACACAAGCCCAACGTTGGGTATAGAACCTTATGTGTTGCAGGATATATAGCGAAGCCCACCGCCTTAATTTGATACTCTCTTAAACTATTCATTTAACTCTCTCTCTTTTACTATTACATTGTTTACTTCAACATCGTCTACGTCATAGAACGTATCCAACACTAAATCTTTTACATCATCCGAGTGTGACTCCTCATGAGACGATAGGATGTTGTTATCTTTACTGACTGTAACCTGCATTGTTACGTCAAAATTCTTGTCACTCATTTATGCTTCTCCGCAAGAGCCTTGTTCATTCTAGATAAGTACCATGCTGCCTTCTTCATATCCTCTACACCATTACCCTTGTAGCGGTATCTGTGTTGATACTTAATCATGTTGCCATGACAATATGCGATGAAACCATCCAGGCCTACTACTTGTTGAATATAGTCTATGCACTCAATACCATCTTGATTGTAGTGCGCTGGTTTATTAACTGGATCAAACCCTTGGTTTTCTCTCTGTTTTTCTAGATTCCATTTAGCCATTATGCGCTCCCTTTTGTCTTAGTAAACTTAGTCAATGTTATTACGTTACTGTTATCATCTGTTTCGTACTCTGCAAAAGGTGATTCATCTAATTCAGCAAACAGTTTTTCACGCCACTTGATTACTTCGTCTACGAGTTCTTCTTTATCGTCTGAATACGAAAGAAAAGATGTCATTAGAGTGATGATATTAACCATACCTCGTTGTATGTTTAAGTCTAGATTGATTGTTTCATTCATAGCCACTCCTGTAGCTACGTCACCTTCCCATTCACCATTGGCTTCATACAAAGGCTTGATAACCAGAGCCATTTCATCGTCGTCTAACTGAAACACCATTAATCTTTCCTTTTTGTTTTAAGTACTATCTTATCTTTTTTAGATCTTGTACCCTTTTCTGTCAACCATTCTTGCGGTATTATTCGATGTGACCAAAGAAAATTATTCTTATCACACCAATCACAGTATCTACTCTTAGCACCCTTGTACAACTTAGCATTAGCGTTACTAAATACAAACCTAATATCCAACTCTGGATGTTGTTTCTGTATGGCTAAATGCTTACGTTTATCATCATTATCAAGTATACCTTTTGTCTCAATTATGATGCCGTTGTCTAACTCAAAGTCTGGTGTATAAGTTCTGTAACGTAGGTCTTCCCACTCTATCTTCAGTAGCTCATACTTAACTTCTTTTTGGTGTTCGCTTAAGAATGCAGCGGCCTGTTTCTCAAGACCACTGCGGTAACGTCGAGAGTTGTGATATCTCGCTGTTGTTCTTTTAGCCATCAGTAGCTTCTTTTTCTTCTTCTTCTTCCTTAGAAGCTGTTTCAATCATAGTTGCTAACTGATTACAACGTGCTTCAAGTACCTTAAATACATATTCACATCGGTTCATCTCAGCTTTAGCAATCATGACTTCATTATACATAGCTATCTGCTCTTCATTAAAGTCATCTGTATCATATTTTGTGTCGTTAATAGTTAGTTTAGGCATTAGTCTTCCTTTAAAGTTATATAGTCAATCATAGGTGGGTTTTTAGCCTTCGAGTTAGGTGAAGGTAAAGTCTGTAGTGTAGGCCAACACTTATGTTTAAATGCACAGAATCCACATGTAACTCCTAACTTAGTGTTACCTGTCTTCTTGCGGTAAAACGTTTCTTCGATAGGCTCAAATTCACGCTCAAAAGGTTCATCATTGTTGATGTAATCTGTCAGGTCTTCAATATCATCAAGTACTGCTTCTTTATCTACACTACTGGCAGAAACATACTTAAATTCTCCGTTAGCCTTGTTGACTACCCACCAACCACCAACCTCTTTACCTGCGCCCTCTGCATAGCCTACAAGCTGTGGGATATAGCCAAAACTATCTCCTGTAGCTAAGGCATCAAAGGATGCAAACTTGTTCTGATAGGACCAGGGTGAAGCTGACTTTACATCGTCAATCTTACCATCCAATTCCATATCGTATTCACCTTTAATCTCCACACCATTAGGTAATTTAAGAGTAACATAATCATTATCTTTAAAGTCAACCTTTGCTGCTCTCATAATACCTTTGAATACAGCTTCAACTATATCCCCTAATATCATGTTCATCAGGAAGTGTGGTGGAAAAGGTGTCTTGTCTTCAGGTTCATTCTTCTCAAACCATAGCTGACATCTTGGCTTACCTATGTTAGACATACGCAAACGGAAATCATCACGAGGACCACTGTCGAACTGCTTAAACAAAGCATCCTTAACATCAGAGGCGACTTTATCAGCCACCTCTTCAGTCATAGTGGACTCACCTGCCATAGCCTTTTGTAGGAATGATACCATAGCTAATTCTGCAGGATGATTCATTAGTCAGCATCCACATCTACAATAGAACCTACAAGCTCAGCGTCTGCTGCACTCATACCCTTGTCAGAGCGTTCATTGTATAAGTCTAGGATCTTACCATTGCCATATTCAATAAAGCCTAAGAAGTCCTTGAGTGTTTGGTTATCAGCCTCAGTAAGTTCTACCTTGTCTCCTGCCTTAGCAGTGATGTAGCCAAACGTAGCACCTGTAGGGATTGAACCTTCTTGTCCTGCTAATTCTAATGTAGACATGATAGGCAAGAGATTAGCTCTCTGTACTGTCTTTAAAGCACCATCTAAGTTCTTTAGACTGTCACGGTTCTTTACATCCATTACAAACGGTAGGTCTACATATTCTTTAGAGATAGGCTCACCATGTTCATCCATAGGAGATTTTACAGTGAGTAGACCCATAAAGATCTTAACACGCTTAACAGTACGCATTAGATCCTTAGTTGCTTCAGGTAAGGCATTCCAATCCTCTACATAACCTGATGGTCTACCTAAGTTAAAGCCACCAATGCTATCCTGTAGATCACCATTGAGTGATGTAGTCATAACAGACTTCTCCATCTCATTAGTTGATGCATTCCAACGTTGCCATTGTTGGCGCTGGGCGAATACACGAATGCTTATCTGTTCTGCGTAGAACACATCGTCACCCTGCGTAATCTTGTATGCACCTACAGGTACTACATCTGTCTTGATCTTCTTACCACCAAGCTCCATTTCACCCTTCAGGGCTGTACTTACAACGTTGATACGTGCAAGAGAAGATGCTGATTGTTTAGTTTCTGCGGATACACCCATCAGTGCAGCCATAGAGGCATTATCCATGCCAGTTATTGATATTTCTGTACTCATTATTTACCTCATGAGATTTGTGTTAAAGAGACTCAGTTATACCGTCAAACGTCCTGTACGTCAAGCCAATTCGGACCTATTTTAGATTCTAATAGCAGTGGTACATTCATTTTAACGCCATAAGATTTCTCTATCAGGTTGGTTAAATCATCGTTCATGTCTTCAATTATTTGTAATACCTCATCTTTCTCTTCTGGATGTACATCTGCCACACTTGAATCGTGTACAGTATTAACTAAACAAGATTTTAGATGCTTCATCCTCTCTTCCATTTCAATCAACACAACAGGTACAACATCCCCAGTAGCAAAGCCTTGTACTGGATAGTTCTTAATCATGGTAAAGTGTGATACCCCACCCCTTGCATTGCGCTTAACATCAGGGAAAGCATATTGTCGCCCTGACTTATTAGTTATCTTATTAAATCGTATAGCTTCATCGCCTAACTTTTTGTGCCATGCAGCTACACCCTCATACTTCTCATTAAAGTGTATATAGTATGCCTCTTCAGCCTTAGATCTTCCATAGCCTGTCGCCCCAAATAGAGGGGCAAATGTGTGAGCCTTGGCATCCTGGCGAGAGGTTGGTTGCCCTGCATCTGTAATAACTTTAGCAGTATAACTATGTACATCAAACCCTGTAGCTATCTCTTCTATGGCCACAGGATCTTGTGCTAGGAACGCAGCAACTCTAAACTCAAGCTGAGCAAAGTCAGCCTCTAGAATGTGACCGCCCTTCCATCGAGATACAAACACCTTCTTAACTGGGAATGTACCACCTCTTGGCATGTTCTGCATGTTAGGGTTACGCCCACTGAAACGTCCAGTAGCTGTAATGTGTTGAGTTAAACCTACATGTAGGAAACCATCAGACTTAGTGAACGTGTCAATACCCTCAACAAAGGCACTCAGGTAGCTACTAACAGCAGACAAACGCTTCAGGTCTGTCAGGAATGATACAGCTTCGTCCATCTTCTTAGTCTTTGCAGTACCAATCAACACATCTAAGTTATCCTTACCAGTGCTGAAACCATTGGCACTAACCCACTTCTTACTGGGTGCAGCAAAACCTAGACCTGCTAAATGATTTAGTGGTTTAAGCTGATAGCCTCTAGCATCACAGTCTTTACACTTGTTAGGTCTAGCAAACTTTGTACCATCTTTCTTGATACGATATACCTTACCTTCACCCTGACAGGTTGGACATGTAAATGCCTTAGTCCTACGTATGATAGTACTGTTTGCTTCTACTGCTGCCCTAAACTCTTTCTTGTTATACGTATGTTCGAATAACTCTACCCATTCCTTCTTGTCTTTAGGTTTACAAGAGAATACAACCTGAGACATTTGCTCTGGAGAGTTGAGATTAATAGGCGTATCACCCATAATCCTGCGTACCTGCTGTTGTAGCCTGTCTTCTATACCTGCTTTCTCTTGCTCAAACTCTAGCCTCACTTGGTCAAGGGCAGATCTATCCACCCTGATTCCTGACATGTACATTCGGGTGAGGGTTTGACAGGTTCTAAAGGTAACGTCTCTGATTGTATGCAAGGACTTGGACTCAGGTTCGGCGTAGTCTGCTTCGATTGCATGGAACAACTCACGAGTGGTGTCGAGATCACCCCTAAGATAAAAGCTAAGTTCATCCAACGGTATTTCATTTGTATTGTACCCTTCTTTAAAGTAATTCTTGAGTGTGTCTTGCTTCTGCATCTCTAGCTTTCTGCGTTGGGCGCAACCGTCAAGACTGAGTGGTAACTTCTGACCTCTCAACAGTATATACTCAGCTAACATTGTATCATAGATAGCTCCATCATATTTAAAGCCACACTCCCACAGCCACATCATATCGTGTTGTGCATTGTGCATGATTAAAAGCTTTGTAAGGTCCAGTACATCCTGGATAAGCTTACGCCCAGCGCCACTGGTATCCTTCTTTTCTTGATGGTCTATGTTAACAATGTGTGTCTCGTCAGGTGCATCTGCATTTTGCATACCAACCTGTACAAGAAAGTTCCCCTGCTCGTAAGGATCTAGATGCCACTTATTGTTTCGTCTTTGTGTTGTGTTCTCTACATCTAATACTAATCTCATATTCTCTCCTATGCGGTGTATAGCGATCTACCACCATCTAATTCACAGTGGACAACCCCATGCCATCCACCCTTAAGTTTATTCTTTGCTATGTTTAAGTGTCGCTGAGTATCCTCTTCATCAGCACCTTCAACTATAGGGTTCTTACTTATCAACAGCATCAAATCTGCTTCTGCTGCCTTGCCTGTCTTACTGCCTTCCATCATGGATTGATCTACATATACCTTACCTTCAGCTACAGCGCTCAACTGTGACATCCATACAACACAACAGTTATATTGCTTGGCTATGTTACGTGCATAGATAGCGGCATCTTTTAGGTACACATCGGACTTATCACTATTCTTTGTAGCAAACTTATCTCCCATGTCTAATATAAGAATGTCTGGCTTCTCTTGTTTGACTAAGGACTCAACCCACTGCAAATCTTTGTTAGTGCTATCCTTGATACGAATGTTCTGGCGTACTGGCTCATAGCGTTTACGTGCTAGAGCTACATTACCCTTAACCTCTTCCATTGTCATATTGGTTGCAGCACTAAGGTATCTTGCACCCACACGCTCGTATGCTTCCTCATTACATAGGACTACACACTTTGCGCCTTGATGCGCCCAACCATCTGCACCTGCTATAAGTGAAGCATGAAAGGATGTTTTACCAGTGTTAGGTCTAGCTCCTACGAGAAGCAAGTGACCACCTGATACACCCTCAACCTTACGTCTCAGGCTTGGTATGTTAAACTTCCATTGTGTAGCTAAGTCATTAGCTTCAAGTAACGTGTCAATAGTTATGTCTTCCCAATCTATTTTAATGTTAGGTGTAAAGTCGTCCTTGAAGTCCTCAAGTAATCTGCGTAATGGCTCAAGGCTTTCCTCACTACCATTAACAAAGTCAAACCCTAAGTTGGCAACCTTCTCTCCTACATACTGTTGAAAGAGTTTACCTAAAACATTGTCAGCTATGTCTTCCTTAATTGTATCTTCATTATTTAGTTTCCTGAACAAATCAGCGTATGCAGTCTTGGTAGCTGTAGTCATTGTTTGGTTTTGTGCATAGAATAAAGCTTCTAGGTCTGATGTGTTTAGATCCCCATCATAATCTTTCATTGCTGCATCAAGTGTTTGTTTGATCTTGCGTATATCCTTAGTGAATATCTTATCGGGACATCTTATACCCTTGTGTTGATCATAAAATTCTCTGTTTAGTAGCGTCTTTATAAGTGCTAATTCAATCATAGTGTAACCTTCTCTATTACGTAGTAACATCCCTCTGGCGAATGTATTGCATTCAATATGTCTTTAAGTTGATTGTAAGACATATAGATCATATCCTCTCTCGATATACCTTCATTAAACTGTTGCATATAAACTGTACCATCATTCGCTATGGTAACTTTCACATCTTCGTATGCATCATCTTCATCAAGTGTAGTAATTATAGAACAGTTCTCTTCCATCTCTACACTATACATTAAAACATTACCTCGCCATCAACTATGAGTGTATCATGCCAAGCCTTAACCTCTGCTCGACTTTCTTTAAAGCCCATCGCCTTTGGTTTCTCTTGTATGGCTATAACACCTAAGCTCATTAGTTCTCGTTCCATCTGCGTTGGTATGTAATCCTTCATTGTGCTATCTCCTTAAGTCTCTCAATGTCATTGTCTACTTTATACTTGATGTCGTCGTCAAGGTTAAAAGCAATCGTCTTAGCTCCTGTCCATAGATGTATCTCCCTGCTAAACTGCAAGGTCTTGTGTGCTGCATCTGGATCTAGTGCTACAATAATATTGTCATACTCTGCAATTCTCTCCATATGTTTGTCGGTTAGAGACGTTCCAAGGATAGCCATAGCATTTACGTGAGGTATTTCTTGGCATACCACCAGTGCTGACACACAATCCTCAACTATAATTAGTGTAGAGCTATCGCCATGCTTAAAGAAGTAATCACCCTTGCCAGTATATCTATACCACTTAGGCTGTTTGTTGCCTACTGAACGTCCATTAGCATCAATGATACGCCCTGAGTGATAGATAGGAAAGACAACACGTTCATCCTTAACATCATAGAGTAGCCTAGAGTCCTTAAGACCCCACTGTGCTACAAACTTATGAAACTTATCATGCTCAACGCTGGGCTGTACTACATATTCGGGTATCTCCATTGTCTCTTTCTCCATTTCCCTTGGTGTTTCTCTTATTGAAAGCAGTTGCTTTATCTCCGCAGCAGTCAGGTCTACATTGTGGTAGCCACCTATATTACAGTCTAACTTGTAACAGTTATACTTGATCTGACCCATCTCTTTCGTAGCAGTGAAAGTATTCTTGCCATTACAAGAGGGACAGTCTCTGCGAATAAACTCTTCATCTCTTAGGTTGAGACTATCTAAGTAACCTCTAATGTTCATCATCCTCATTACCTCTCGCTGATAGAGCTTTACTTGCTCCACTAAATGTATTGACCATGTATGGCACAACACTTTGCATATTCTTGTGTCCAGTTACTTGACGTATTCCTGCAATGTCAACACCTGCTTCGAGCATTTCTGTTACAGCAGTACGCCTCAAATCCATAGCAGTAAGCTCTCTTGGTAGATTAGCTTTGTCTAGTAACGCATTGATATTAGGGGATATTTCCTCTAAATCATACGGCGTAAATGCTCCAGACCTGGGCTTGACCCTTGGTGCTACATAATCTTGGAAGCCAAAATCTTCCTGCTGCGCCTGGAGCATTTGACACAAATTTTTACTTATGGGTAGGTGAACTTCTGCACCTCGCTTACTTTGTTTAATATCCAAGCGACATTCGGTAAGGTCCAGGGCTTCCCATTTTAACAGGCGCATATCACCTACACGTTGCCCCCATTCGTATGCCATATGTACGATCAAACCTATGCTTCGGTAGTTAAAGTCAGCATATGCCTCATCTAAGAAGCGTTTAACGTACTCTCTCGTCCACATCACGGTACGCCTGTCCGTCTTTTGTGTCTGAACTAAAGATACAGGGTTGTGTATCATCACATCATAGCGCATTGAGTGCTTCCAACAGGCAGATAAGACTGTCTTGCGATAATTTGCACTACGAACTCCAGACTGTAACCACTGCTCGTAGGCAGCAGTCAAGTGTCTAACCTTGATGTTCTTGTTATGGTAAACCCCAAGCGCCTTGCCTTCTACTACTGTATTAACAATAGCTTTCAAATGGCTTTCATAGTCTCGTTGCGTCTTTCTCTTAAGTCTCTTAAATGCTTCAGAGTTAAGATAAAACTCAGCTATCTCCAGGAGTTTAGCAGATTGCTTGGGGATTTGTTGTTTCATTTT